ATTTTGAGCACTGAATTCTGTAGCAGCAACTGTAAATGAATTATCATCAATACTTGATAATAACAACTTACAGTTATTTTCCTGGTAGTTATTAACAGTTACCAGTTTGCCGCGGATGATAGGATCTTCCCATGAAAAAGTTGCAAATACATGGTCATTGTATTGCATTACTTTGTCTGCTGAAATCCGAATAACTGAACGATCCCATCTGTCCCCAACAACTCGATCTAAGGTGTAAATACCGCCAGTGCCGGAATCAATAACATTTGTACCCGGTGCTGTAGTGATGTGAGTACATTGACAATAGTTGTTTATTGCCAGGTAAGACGGGGATACCATTTCCGTCCAATCAAAGTGTTGTTGATTGGAAACCCGGGAACTTATAAAATATCTGGGCTTATCACCTAATGTCATATACTCCAATAATTTGTGATCTTTGTTCGTATGAACCTTTAGGACACCGGGTAAGTTAATTGGGTATTCAGCGTTATTCCCTGCATTTGTGACATTGAATCCTTTTTCTGCCACCCAATATCCGGATAATTGGAATGCAGTACCGGTCATGATTTGCTCACTGCCGTTTAAATTACCCCTCAAAAGAAATGATCCTGCCAGATAATTAGCGACAGCTAACGAACTCGGGAAATTAGCGGCATTTGGGTTGTTGAAATCTTGAACAAGCTTGTCTTTATCCATCTTGCTATTGACGGCCACCTTCATAGCATTATGGTCTTGTGCCGTCCACTGTTCGCCGGGTGCCTTATCGGATACTGTATAATCAGACATACTTAATGAATTAAAATTTATTTACTCATTAAAGTATAAGATAAATGCAGTTATGATATGGCTAAACGGATGATAAATTCCTTATTGTGTTTTTTAGAGAAGAAGCGTTTGCCCTTTTTTATCGCCTGAGTGTTGGTATAAGGATCAAGACACCCCCCAAATTTACGAATGCCTAAAAAATTACAGGCCAGCTGCTGCTCCGGAAAGTATAATCGCTTGCTTTTCCTTTCTTCAATGTCTTCAATTGAAGCATCATAAATATAATAAGGCTTAGGCTTTTTTCTATCACTGCTATTAGAGTGGTAAAATCGCATTCTGCTTGCCATAATTATTAAAATTTCAGTATTTATAAAAATAATTGAAACAAAGTTAGTCTTTGTATAGCCATTTCAATACATACATTCTATTTATTCAAATGAAATAACCTATACTTTAATGAGTAAAGTTTAACTCAAAGGGTTGAAACTATCAAAACTTAAAGGGAAACATGGCAACAAAGAAGAAAGCAGTCAAAAAGGTAGCGGCTAGGCCTAAAGTAGGAGCGCCGACAAAGTATAAGCCGGAATATGCAGAAATGGCCCGTAAGCTATGCTTATTAGGGAAAACAGATGAAGAACTCGCTGATTTCTTTGGCATTGCTGTATCTACTTTGAACCTATGGAAGAAATCACACCCTGAATTTATGGAGTCCATAAAAAAGGGAAAGGATGTAGCCGATATTGAAATTGTTGAAAGCTTACACAAAAGGGCCAAAGGTTACCAGTATGATGAAACCACCTTTGAGAAAATTGATACAAAGGTTGATGGTGTAGAGGAAGAAGATGACATCAAGCTTGAAGTCTACAAAAAGAAAGTTGTGACAAAGGAAGTAGCGCCGGATACCACCGCTGCAATCTTCTGGTTGAAGAACCGGCAGGCTAAGAAGTGGAAGGATAAGCAAGATGTTGAGCATTCAGGGACCATTGGCCAGGTAACTGTATTTGAATTACCTGATAATGGCCGCGACAAATAAAGTAAAAGTGATCAGGCCCCAGGATGGGTATCAAATGAACTTCCTGGCATCCCCTGCCGATATCGTAATTGGTGGGGGCGCTGCCGGTGTAGGTAAAACCTATTCACTTTTACTTGAAGCTCTTAGACATAAAGACGTTAAAGGATTCGGTTCAGTGATCTTCCGGAGAACCAGCCCCCAAATCAAGGCAGAAGGTGCCCTATGGGATACATCGGTAAGCATTTTTCCAATGGCCGGCGGCATTCCCAGAGAATCAACGCTTGAATGGCAGTTTGGGGAAACATCAAAGCTTAAGTTTTCACACCTGGAATATGAAAAGAACATATTTGACTGGCAAGGGGCCCAAATCCCAATGATCGGATTTGATGAACTTACCCACTTCAGTAAAAAGATGTTTTTCTACCTGCTTACCCGTAACAGATCTGTTTGTGGTGTTAAGCCATACGTCCGGGCAACTTGTAACCCGGATCCGGATAGTTGGGTGGCTGAATTCATTCAATGGTGGATCGATCAGGAGACAGGATTCCCCATCCCGGAGCGTGAAGGTAAGATCAGGTATTTAATTGTAGATGGTGATAGCTATATCTGGGGGGATACCCAGGAAGAGGTTATTGAGAAGGGATGGTATATGCTGCAGCCGGTGGTTGAGCGTTCCGGCATTTCCCCGCATGAATTCATTAAGTCAGTGACTTTCATATCCGGGAGTATATATGATAATAAAGAGCTGCTTACAGTAAACCCGGCTTATTTGGGTAACCTTTTGGCCCAGGATAAGGAGACGCAGGCAGCGCTACTGAATGGTAACTGGAAGATAGTACTGTCAGATAATGACATATACGACTATTACGCATTCAAGGGCTGCTTTGACAATACCTATGAGGTTGACCGGGAAGGTAAATACATTACTTCTGATATAGCCATGAAAGGGTCCAATAAGTTCGCTGTAGGATATTGGGAGGGTAACTGCCTGGAAGATTTGCTGATCATGGACAAGAGCAAAGGTGACCAGGTTATTGATGGAATCAAGGGATTGGCTAAAAAGCATAGAGTGGAAAACCGAAATATAACATTTGACAATGATGGCGTGGGTCAGTTCGTGGACGGCTTCATCCCCGGAGCTGTAGAATTTAATAATGGTGCAAAGCCTCTACCATCCCCAGAAAACCCGGCAAAGGACAAAAAAGGCAATCCCATTCCTGAAAATTACCAGAACCTAAAAACTCAGATGTACTATCATTCAGGCGGTAAAGTTGATCGCGGGGAAATGAAGATCAGTGAAAGGGTGGCCAATATGATGTATGATGATAAGATGACCGTCCGGCAGCGATTTATGCAGGAGCGCAAGGCGATCAAAAGGGATAAGGTTGATTCTGATGGTAAGCTGAGGATTATACCAAAAGAGCAAATGAAAGTAATACTTAACAATGATTCACCGGATCTTATGGATATGTTCATGATGAGGTCATTGTTTGATTATAAAAAACGTGTAAAGCAAAGTTTAAAAGGCAAATTCTTCTAATATGGACATTGTTGAATTACTAAAGATTGAAGATAAAAATAAAGTTGTTGAAGCCCTTAAGTCCAGGCGCGGCAAACCGGAACCGGACATTGCGAAGTCAAAATCCCAATGGAAGGTGCAGGAACATGCAACTATTACTGATTTTGTAAAATTGCCCAATCGGACGGTTGAAATTGAGGAAGGTAAAACTAAGACTATCGAAGTCAATAGAATCGCATTCCCATTCCAAAAGAAAATAGTCAATACGGCGGTTTCCTTTGCTTTTGGTCTTCCAGTTATTTTGAATGCCGACCCCCAGGGGGAAAGTCAAATAAAAATGTTCAATGCCCTTACCAGGAATGTTGAAGATAACCGAATTGATTCTTTTAATCGGAAGATGTACCGGGAATTATTAAGATCTTCAGAGGTAGCCGAATTGTGGTATATAAAGCCTGTTAAAGAGCTTGGTGACTACTATGGCATTGATCAGCAAATTAGCCGGAAGGTAAAAGTTTCTTTGTTGTCGCCTTATGCCGGCGATAAGCTGTACCCTTTCTTTGATGAGTATGGGGAAATGGTTGCTTTTTCAAGGCTGTACAAATTCCTGAACAATGAAGGAAAAGAGATAGAGCAATTTGATGTATATACGGATACTTATATCATCAGGTTTAAGAATGAGGCTAACTCTTGGAAGATGGAAGACCCTAAAAGGCATGGGTTCAGTAAAATACCGGTCATTTTTGGAAGCATTGAGGATTTTGACTGGGTAGATGTGCAAATTGCGATTGACCGGATAGAGTTCCTTTTTTCCAAATTCGCGGAAACGAATGACTATCACGCCAGCCCAACGGTATTTGTAAAAGGTAAAATCCTGAGTATGCCGGAAAAGGGTGATTCTGGTAAAGTTTTGGAAGGTGATGAGAATGGTGATGCCAAATATCTGTCATGGGATCGGGCACCTGAATCGGTTAAGCTTGAAATTGATTCTTTATTGCGCTTTATCTATGGCTTTACTCAAACGCCGGATATCAGCTTTGATTCTATCAAAGGCATATCCTCTATTTCCGGGGTTGCTCTTGAAATGCTGTTTACGGATGCCCATTTAAAAGTCCAGGAAAAGAAAGAAGTCCTTGACGAATACCTTAGCCGCCGGGTAAGTGTGCAAAAGCACCTGCTGGGTGGTATCCTGGGCATGGAGAAAGAGGCCACTTCTTTAGATATTACCCCGGAGATCATACCGTTCAAGATTAATGATGATTCTACCCTGGTGCAAAACCTGGCTACAGCTGTAGGCGGAGGATTTATGAGCATCAAAACAGCCATTAAAATACTTAATTGGGCCAAGAAGCCGGAAGAAGAATTTTTGCAGATCCTGGAAGAAGTGAAGCGGAAAAATTCTTTTGATTTATTCGAGCCTACCGACAGCTAATGAAGCATTTTAAATTTGACAGTTACGATCTTCGGGCATTCAAGCAAAATGAGCAATATGCGGCAAGGATACAGCAGATTTACAATGATGTTGTGGCCCAAATTTCGCGTATTGCTGCAACCGGCAATATAAACCCTGCCGCTGCATTTACCTTTCGTAAATACCCCCACATACAGAAGCAGGTAGATGAGCTATTTGCCGGGATGGCCAAGGATATTGAGTTTACCATTAAAAAGGGCACCGCTGATGCCTGGGCGATCGCAAATGCCAAAAATGATAAGTTCCTTGAATTCCTAGCCAAAGAGACCGGCAAATCAAAGCGGCTGCTTGAAGGTAAGTTTAATTACGGTGCCCGGAACCAGGAGGCGCTTAAAGCATTTCAGTTGCGCAAGGAGGCCGGGTTAAATCTGTCTCAAAGGGTATGGAAATACACCAGCCAGGCAAAGGATGAGGTTGAGCTCAGTATATCAGCCGGTTTTGAGCAGGGGGATTCCGCGGCCGTCCTTTCCCGGAAAGTAAAAGAGTATTTGAATGAACCTGATCGGCTATTCCGGAGGATCAGGAGCCGGAGGGGTAACCTGATCCCTTCAAAGGCGATGAAGGCATACAAGCCCGGGCAGGGTGTGTACCGTTCCAGCAGTAAGAATGCAAAAAGGCTGGCCCGAACTGAAATTAATATGGGTTACCGGACCGCGGATTATTTGCGCTGGTCATCTTTAGATTTTGTCCGGGGTATCCAGGTGAAGCTTTCCAATAATCCAAATCATTGCCCAACCTGCCAAAAGCTGGCCGGCATTTACCCGAAAACATTCAAGTTTGTAGGCTGGCATCCGCAATGCCGGTGCTATGCGATCCCTTACCTGGTAGATCAAAAGGCGTTCGTGGCATCGCTTCTTTCAGAAGATCCGCCGGAAGTGGATTATATTACCGATTTACCTGCAAATTTCAAGGGATGGCATAAAGAAAATGCAGACAAGATAAGCAGGGCAAAATCGTTGCCTTATTTTATCCGGGATAACAGGAAGATAATCAGTAGCTAGTATATACAAACTACAATGTAAACTGGGCAAATCTGATTAAATTCTTCTTTCAAAAGAACATCGTTTTGGTTGTTAATTTGAAATTGCTCGCAAATTTCGTTAAACACCTTTAAAAATATATCATAATCATCAAACGCAAAAGTCAGATATTTACCATTCGCAAATCTACCTATTGATTTTCGTATCTTTTGCCTTGCAAATTCTTCATCACAATTGTACGTTACAATAATCTGCTTTATTCCAGCTATATCGCTATCATAAATAGAATTTGAATTAATAAAGTGTGCAACTTTTTTTATTGTTTCTTGGCTAAAGTTGAATTCTTTAGATATAGTAGATAATACTTCAATATAAGATTGATTCATAATAGTTAATTTTAAATTATAAGAAAGGTGTAGATGTTCCCTTTTCTACAAATATAAATCTAGTTGGTCTTTCACTGCCATCGTTGTCTATCCAGGTATTCATCCAGAGGTCTCTCCCATGATAGAATAATTGTCTTTGTATTTTTGCTTCTACAATATCACCATCTTTAGCATTCCCGAAGAATTCATAATGTCCATTAAAATTATAGGGGAGTGTTTCATTTTCTAATGGAATTATATGCGCTTTCAGTATATTTTCTTTGAAGGTATTCTTGCCGTATTTCCGATATGCAATAGACTTAGAAATTCTAACATTGAAATACCTTTCAGCTAAAGCTTTTTCATCAATGGATAACATTTTGAAATATATTTGATTACTACTATGTTAGCGAATTAATACTTAATATCCAAAAATATCATCACATTATTTAAAAATATCAAAATATTTTTTGTTCATATAGCAATTATTCCCTTATACTTTAATGAGTAACAAAACAATCATTAAAATGACTATAAAGGAAAAGGTTCTGCAGGCTCTTAAAACAAAGTACAAAAACTTTGGGTTAACCGAAAAGACACTTGAAGCAATGGCTGATACTCTGGCCGCTCAGTTAAAAGAAGAATCTGAGCAATCAGAAATTGATGACAAAGTTAATGGTGCTGAAAATTTTCTAAAAGCATTCCAAAGTGAGGCTGATAAAAGAGTAACTGATGCTGTATCTAAAGCAAAAGGGACTACTACCAATCAGAATCAAAATGATCAAGAGCCGGCTGCTCCTGCAGGTGAACCAAGCGAAATTGCCAAAGCCGTAGCGGCAGCAATGGCGCCATTCATGCAAGAGATTGCAAGCATTAAAGGTGAAAAGCTGGCTGATACCCGCAAACAGAAATTGGAAAAAGCTCTTGCCGGCGTTCCGGACAATCTCAAAACAAGGGCCTTGAAGGACTTCCAACGTATGAGCTTTGAAAAAGAAGAAGACTTTGACGGTTACCTGGCCGAAGTTGAAACTGACTATGCTTCATACAAAACTAATGATGATCCTTTCAACAATCTGGGTGCACCACCTCAAAGTGCCGGTGAGACAAAAGCAGTTTCACCGATGATGAAAACCTATTTAGAAACAAATAAACCAAAAGAAAATGCAAGGAGTTAAGAAAACCGCAATTGGTTCTTTTCAGAAAGTCATTTTTGAAAGTGTGATCGACACCTTTGCCGGTGGCGTCACCCTTGATCTTGATGGATACACTAATCCAGACAATATTGTTCCTGGGGGTACACTAATTGGTCGTAAAGACCCAGTTACTGGCCTTGCTAAGATTGTAACAATTGAGGATGGTGCAGCCCCTGAAGATCCTAAAAATTTAAGTGAAAAGCCATTAGGCTATCTGCGCACTGATATTCCTGTAGATGATAACCCGCTTGCAGCTGTTGTGATCGAGGGTGTTGTTCGCCGGCAGGCATTGCCTGAAGATTATCAGGAAAATATTGACCTGATCGATGCAGCGCTGCCTAAAATGACCAGTGTTTAATTACATAGGTCTATAAACAATTATTTGAAACACTATAAAATCATTGTAAAATGGTTGACGTAAAAAAACTTATCAAAGAATTTAGCCAGGCAGATATGCAGGCCTATATTGAACAATACAATATGGGAGATTTGGCATTTGGCACATTCTTCCCATCGAAATATACGCCTGATTTGACTTTTGAAAGTCTTCAGGCTGCTACTGGTGCAAA